TGGAATCTGTTATACAGACGAACAAATTTTACACGTAAGCAAGGCTCGTGGGGGCTGTGGAACTGACATTTCATTGTTGAGACCAAAAGGAGCAAAAACAAGAAACGCATCACGAAGCAGTACTGGGCCAATTTCGTTTGCAAAAAGATATTCTTATAGTATTAGAGAGGTTGCCACCGAAGGAAGACGTGGAAGTCTCATGTTAAGTATGGATTGTAAGCATCCCGATATATTAGACTTTGCTACATGTAAGAATGATAAAACACAGGTTACTGGAGCTAATATTTCTATTAGATTACATGATGACTTTATTACAAGTGCATTAAATAAGAAAAAATATATTCATCAATGGCCAATTGATTCAAATAATCCATCTATTAGCCAAGAAAAAGACGCATATCATACATGGCAAACAATAGCAAAATCAGCCTGGGAAACCGGTGAACCAGGATGTATGTTTTGGGATAATATGACTAAAGAAAGTATCGGTTTATGTTATGAAAAATATGGTTTTAAAGAAGTATCTTCTAATCCATGTTTAACTGGCAATATGCTATTACTTACTCCAAATGGACACAAAAGAATCGCCGACATTAATACTGGTGATAAAATCTGGTCACAAGAGGGATGGACCACAATACTGTTTAAAGAAATAACACAAAATAAACAAGTCAATAGATATATCACTTCTATTAATAGCATAGAATGTACTCCTAATCATATAATAATTTCTAATGGAAAAAAGATTCCGATTGAAGATGCACAAACTATAGATTGTTTTAACTCTAATTTATCTGATAAAGAATTAATTACATCACAAATACTAAAAATAGAACAGCTATCTGATACAACGGTATACAATATAATAGTAAATAATAAATCTCATACATATTGGGCGAATGGTTTTAATATATCTAATTGTGGTGAAATTTATCTACCTCCATTTGATTCCTGTCGTTTATTACTATTAAATCTATATTCATTTATTAAATCTCCATTTACTAACAATGCATATTTTGACTATAATCTGTTTTATGATTATGTAAAAATAGCACAAAGACTTATGGATGATATTATAGATTTAGAATTAGAATGTATTGATAAAATTATTAATAAAATTAAAAAAGACAATGAGATAGAAGAAATAAAAGGTCGAGAGTTACATTTATGGGAAAAAATACGACGCATGTGTAAAAGCGGAAGAAGGACCGGAACTGGAACGACGGGATTAGCAGATGCATTAGCGGCATTAAATATTAAATACGGTCATCAAAATTCATTAATAGAAATAGATAAAATATTTAGAACATTAAAATTTGGGTGTTATTATTCATCTATAGATATGGCAAAAGAGCTAGGCCCATTTCCTATATGGAATCATAAGTTAGAATGTAATAATCCATTTTTGAATAGAATAAAAAACGAAGATATCTCTGAATACGTCGATAGTATCAATTATACGGGAAAAGATTTATATAATGATATGATAAAGTATGGACGGAGGAATATAACATGCTTGACTTTATCACCAGCAGGAACTGTAAGTTTAGAAGCACAAACGAGTTCTGGGGGAGAGCCACTATTTTATCTTAATAGTAAGCGTAGAAAAAAGGGAAATATAGATGATCCTGATTTTAGATGTGATTTTACAGATAAAACCGGGGATCATTGGATGGAGTTTACTATAGATCATCCAAAACTAAAAATATGGAAAAACATTACTAATAACACAAATATAAAGCAAAGTCCTTGGTACGGATGTTGTGCAGAAGATATAAATTATAAAGATAGAATATCAATATTGTCTATTATGCAAAAGAATATAGACAATAGTATTAGCTCTTGTTTAGCCACTAATCATAATATGATACAAACAGATAATGGTCTATATTATGTAGAAGAATTATCAGAACTAGCACGGGCGAAAGATGAAAAAACATTTTATAATATTGATAATTTTAATTCTATTAATAAAGATGGAATATTAACAAAAATATCACAAGTATATAATAATGGAATAGCTAATACAATTAAACTTAAATTATTCAACAATGCTAATATTATAGCTACCCCAAATCATAAATTATGTATACTAAATCATGAATATAATTTAGAATGGAGAGAACTTAAAGACATACAAATAGGAGATTATATAGTATCTCGTAAGGGTTTAAAATTATTTACAAAGGATAATAGAAATATAGAAATATTACCTAAGTTTAAAACACATAAAAAAAACATATCCAAAGCTACTTTGCCCAAGTATCTATCTCTAGAATTAGCAAGATTTCTAGGATATATGTGTGCTGACGGTCATGTTGATAAAAATTCTTTTAATCTATCTCAACAAAAAAATAATATATGCGAAGACTTTATAAAACTTGTTAAACATCTATTTAATCTAGATGCTGTTTATAGAAAAGATGCTAGAACTAAAAATTTATACTCATTAGTAGTAAACAGTGTTATAGTTTGTGATTGGCTAAAAGAAATAGGACTAATCAATCACAACGATATAAAGGTTCCTAAAATTATTAGACACCATGCTACATTTAATCAAACAAAAGAATTTATTAGGGGTATAACATTAGATGGTTATGTAACAAAAAATTCAATTTGTATATCGACATCGGTATCAAAACAGTATTTAGCAGAAATACAACAGTTATTATTAAATTTTGGTTTTAACGCTAGAATAGAACAGTCGAATAAAGCAGGATTAAGAAAATTCCCAAATAATCGAATATACCAGACTAAAGATGCTTATTGTCTATCTATTCATAATCTCTATTCGATGAATCAGTTCGTTACCCAAATTGGATTTGCAGAAGACAAAAAAATAAAAATATCTAACAAGTTATTTCCAGGAATTCTATACAAGCATACAGAAGGAAAAATACCAGACTATGGTATTAGAGCAAAGTTCTTGAAAGATATTTATCCTCAAATCAAGTCATATGAATTAAAAAAATATTTATCAAAAATATTAAATAAGCGTTCTCGCTCATTTAATTTGGAAAGAGAAACACTAGCTAAATTAGTAGATTTAGGATTAAAAGTACCAGAGTATTTATTAGATAATACATATGACTTTATAGAGATAAGAGAGAAAGAGGATTATATAAATACTCAAACATACGATCTTTTTGTTCCAGATGGCAATAGCTACATTGTTAATGGCGTTATAAGTCATAATACAATTAATTTACCAGAAGATTCCACTGTAGAAACCGTAGAACAAATCTATGAGTTAGCATGGAAAAAAGGATTAAAGGGTATTACTGTATATAGAAAAAATTCCCGTGATGGTGTTATATTAGATAATAAGAAAATAGATAAACAAATCGCCGTTAGGCCAAAAGAACTTCCCTGTGATGTTTATCATGTATCTGTTCATGGTCAAAAATATTTTGTTCTTATAGGGTTAGAAGAAGGAAAACCGGTAGAATGTTTTTCTGGTAAGAATGGTGTTTTAGATAAAGATATTAAGCACGGTAAAATAGTTAAAAGAAAGAGAAATTTTTATAGCTTTGTTGCCGATGGAAGTAATGAGCCTGATTTATCTCCTATAACGGCTAGTATGAATGAAATGGAAAAAACCGTTTCAAGACTACTATCTGGTTTATTAAGGTCAAATCTAGGATTAGACTTTATACTAAAGCAATTAGAAAAGATTGGGGAAACCGAAGAATTAACTAGCTTTACTAAATGTTTATCAAGGGTATTACGACACTATTACACTTCTAACGAAGTGGAGGTAAGTACAGAGACTTGTCCAGAGTGTAAGGCAATATTAGTTAGAAAAGATGGTTGTTGGGGGTGTTCTAAGTGTAACTTTACCAAGTGTGGATAAATAATGATGAAATCTTATATCGTAGCATGTAGATCATTTAGATGGTTAATAAATAATGATTATGATCCTGTCACTAAAATAGAGTGGCTTGAAGAAGCTCCTTGTAATGATCCTATAAAGGGATGGATATCTCAAGATTCTTTACAAAAGGGTGTTGCACAATTTTTATGTGATATTTCACCCACGGACGTATTTGGTATAACTGACAATTCGGATGAAATTTCTGTCTATTACAGAAGACAGGTTTATAATTAGAAGGACTCATTATCTCATATCTTCACATAGAAAACCTATATCGTAGGCAAGAAATCTTATTAATGAAAGAATGCTGGGCATTAAATAAAATCCACGGCACCAGCAGTCATATATCATATAATCCATCTAGAGATATAGAGAATAAAGTATGTTTCTTTGCTGGCGGTGCTAAACATGAGAACTTTATTAATCTATTCGATAAAGAACAGTTATTGGCAAAATTTGAAGAAGGATTTGGCATTGTACCGGCAACGGTATATGGAGAAGCCTATGGCGGAAAACTACAAGGAATGTCTCATACATATGGCCCAGACTTAAAATTTATAGTTTTTGATGTTAAAGTAAATGATATATGGCTAGATGTGCCAAATGCTGAACAAGTTGCCCATGCTTTAGGATTAGAATTTGTTGATTATGTTAAAATATCTACCGATCTTAATGAAATAGATGCCCAAAGAGATGCGGATGATCCAATAGCACAGCGTTTAGGATTAGGTAGTAAACCCCGCGAAGGTATTGTATTACGACCACTGGTAGAAATGATATTACCAAATGGGAAAAGAGTAATAGCAAAGCACAAGAATGCGGCATTTTTAGAAAGAACAAATCAGCCTAAAGTAACCGATCCGGCTAAATTAGAAGTTGTCAAAAACGCTAAGGTAATTGCTAATGACTGGGTTACACATCAAAGATTAACGCATGTCCTAGATAAAAACTTAGATATAACTGGAATTGAACATACTAGTAAACTTATTAAAGCTATGACAGATGATATTTTAAGAGAGGGTGAGGGAGAAATAGCTGTAACAAAAGAAGTGCTTTCAGCGATAGGATCAACTACAGCTATTTTATGGAAACAGTACCTACAAGAACAACTAAGAACAAAAGCGTTAGCATAATGAAATATATAGGTTCTAAAGCTAGAATAGCTAAAGATATTCTTAATGCTATTTTTGTCGATATTAATATGCCCACCAAAGATATGATTTGGATTGAGCCATTTGTTGGTGGATGTAATATGATGGATAAAACTCAGGGACTATTTAAGGAAAGAATTGGCAACGATAATAATATATACATAATAGCAATGTTTAAAGCCCTACAAAATGGATGGGTTCCCCCAGCAGAGATTACGGAAGAAGAATATGGTCGTTTACAATATAGTTCTATAGTATCTCCAATAATTGGATTTGCTGGAGTAGGATGTTCATATGCCGGAAAATGGTTTGGAGGTTATGCAAGGGGAAATAATAAAAGTGGAACGCCGAGAAATTATTGTCTTGAAAGTAAGAAAAATCTACTACGTCAACATCATCACTTAGAAGGTGTAAAATTTCTACACGAAGACTATCGAAATTTAGTTATTTTACCGAATAGTATTGTATATTGTGATCCTCCATATGAAAATTCTACTAAATATAAAAACAAATTTAATCATAAAGAATTTTGGAAATGGGCCAAACAAACACATAACCCAGGACTAAATATTTATGTCTATGTATCAGAATATAAGGCACCATCTGACTGGAGATGTATTTGGCAAAAGAAAATAAATAGTTCACTTACAAAAGATACAGGGTCTAAAAAAGGTGTCGAAAAATTATGGGCACCACAAGATAGTAGTACAATTATAATTAATAATAGAAAGACAGGTGTATAATTCCCACATATACATATGAATGCTGTAAAGAACTAGACGGTTGCGGACATAAATTTAGTATTTATTGTCTAATATCAGACTATGGTAAATCAACTGTTAAATGTCCAGAATGTTCATCTACGAATGCCATTAGGAGGAATTTTCAAGACGATGCCCCTCGCGGACATATGATAATTAAAACAGTTGGATCATTAGCAGAACACAATTCGTCAGGAATGAGTGAAGATGCTAAAGAATCCCAATGGCGTAAGGATCATGACTATTTATTCAATCGTAAATTAAAAGAACTTCCCGCTGGAATGAAAAGGATAGGGGAGCCGGGAAATAGAGTTGCGTCAAAGAAACAAAATAAAACAGATAAACGAAAAATTAACAAAAGGAAGAAATAATGGGACTATTAAGTTGGTTAACTGGAAATAAAAAGATCGAACAACCACAGGAAGTTATAGAAGTACCAGAATGTTGTAGTGGTGTAATTTCGGGTGAACCGATAGTATATAACTATTATAAATTTGGTAATGAAAGCCTAAAAGGTGCGGGAGTATGGCGGTTCAAAAATGATGATGAAAGAGGCGAATATATTAATGTAATAAATAAAGAAACATGTACTATATCATGGACTCCATATCCTACTTCGTCACAATTACACTGTTATACCGAAGGTTTATCTATATCTGTAGAAGAAGCTGTTAATATGGTTAAGAAAGAATGTGTTAAGCCAGATAGATTAATAGCGAAACTTTTCCCCGAATATAAAGAACCTATTACATATGATAAGTATAAATATTATGGGCAAAGCCATTGGCTTGGTAGACATCTAGATACTAATTCTACTAATCTAGAGTATATAAATGATACAACAAATATGTGGGAAGAGTCATCTTATACAGTATTAGATGTAAAAGATTTAGAATTATGTCAAAATAATGCCATTGATTTAGTGAAAAGTTGGCAAAAAGAAAATCCGATTTTTAATATCGAGAAATTATTCGTAGGATATAAAGATAAACCCGTTGTAAAAACTACTAAAACACCCAGTAAGCGGAAGGTTGCAAAAAATGTTAAAGGTAAAAAATGAACATGCCCCGCATCAATCAATAATTGCGGTTACGGTTGAAACTATGGAACGAACACCGGAAGGTCAAGTAACCGGATTACCCGTACAAAAATTTTCTAAAATATATAGCGTCAATGGTAAAAATTATAAAGAGTGTCAAGACAATCTTAAACAATTATTACTAAAACTAGAAGTAGAACTACCGGAATAAATATCATGGCAAGATTAACTAGAGAAGATATAAAAGACTGTGTATTACCATTAAAAAGTAATAAACCAGCTAAAAAAGAACTACAATCTTTCGCGTTTACAACATTAGGTAAACATGATAGATTAACAAATGAATATGGGGAAAATGCACAAGATGGTGATAAATCTTACCCTTTAATAAGCGATCCTAATAGCACTAACGCATTTGCACGAATTGATATCGGAAATCAAACAAGATATTATATAAGGATGAATAGTTCTGGTAAGTTTTATAATCCGAGCAATTCATATGGGGAAACTAGACATAATAAAGAAATTAGACACGCAACAAATGATAAGTGGGCATTTAGAGAGGTTAATTATAAGGTATATATGTATTATCTTAACTTCCTTAAGACCGCGAATATTGCGTGGTTAAACAACTGTGAAAGAGAAAGTTTTTAAGAAAGGTATATATGGCAGTTAAATTATCACAAACAGATAAGTATGTTACACAGGCAATGTTACAAGAGAAGAAAACTCCCGAAGAAATTGCCGATTTTATCAAAAAGCCGTTAAAATTAGTCACTAAATATATAGAGGTCGAACTTAATTCATTACATGATACTATTGTAAAAGCCCAATTAGAAGATGCCGCAAAACCCACTGGTATAATTACTACAACATCTAGTGGAAAATCTGGTGTTTCTATAATGACACAAGCCGCTTCTGATCTTGGCGACAATTTTCTAAAAAACGCTAAAAGAAAAAGCGGAAGAACTTCTAAGGGTAATTTATATAATCTAAAGGGTGAAAAAATAGAATAGGTTCCTTCAAAAGGAAAACAATAATGCCCACAGAACAAACAGATAAGTCTAAATATCCATCAAGATATAGCCCCTCACAATTTGTGACCGCCGCCCAATATATTATAGAATTAACATGTGAACAAGCTGCTATTAGAGAACGTAGGGAATTACCAATACAATTTTGGAAACTCCCACAGTGGAAAACTCTGTATCTTGGGCAATTACGGGCGGTCCATGCCTTATTAAAGAAATATTCAACTACGGCGATTATATCAGTTGTTAAGGCTAAAAAGATTAATAATTTGCGGCCTAAATGGGTGGAAGAGTTAATTAATCAGGAACAATTGAATATAAACGCAAAAATTCCACAGGAAAAACTTGAACAAACCGAGATTGTAAGATATGATAGTGAGAAGGTTACATTTTCTCAACCAAGCGTATCGAATAATAAACTGAGCAAACTTATGGAGCTAGATAATGAATAGAAACGATGTATATAAACTAATTGACGGAGAACGAGATTATCAAGAAAAGAAGTGGAATATAAATACTACAGAATCAGGCGGATTTCATTCTTTCGAAGAGTGGGTTGTTTATATAGAAGACTATTTATCAGAAATGAAGCATATATTAGCTCGTCAACCATCATCACAAGTTGAAATGCAAGCTGCTGATATTATGCGTAAAATTGCTGCAATGGCAGTATGTTCTATGGAACAACATGGGGCACCTGCAAGATGATTAAAAGAATCTGGTGCTTTATATGGGGCCATAAATGGTTATATATTAGTAGATATTATCCAAATAGAATTTGTCTAAAATGCGGTAAAGTACAATTATTTGATGACACATTAGATAATGAAATGGGTATTGTTAACTTAGTACTACGAAACTTAAGAAATGGATAATTTAAGTAAAATATTTGACATTTGTGGATCAAGAATTAAAACGGCGGGAGATATTGTATTACATCCTTACTTTTTTACTAATATATATGATTTTCCCATTCTATCTCATATAGACGCCGAAAGAATATGCTTATTATGTGACTATTTAACTATGTTAAAAACATGGGAAACAAAAGCAATATTATTAGAGACTAAAGATGTCGCTACTTATTTTGGTGTAAAACTACAGGATATATGTGACCCATTTAGATGGGCTATCTGTGGGCAACAAAATGGACCGGATTTATTTGAAATAGCAGAATATTTAGGGAAAGAAGAAGTCCTATTTAGATTAAGACGTTCTTTTCTTCCTAATTATTATAAAGGTATAGAAAAAGATCTAAAATTATTAGTTGACAAACAAAGAAACAGGAGTGAGGCTCACGCCGATTGAGTATGGCTAAAAAAATAACAGATAATATAGACGAAAATGAAGAACAACCCATCGGCGAACAAGAAGATAATACTGAAGCCGCTGCAAGCAAAAAGGGCAAGAAAGTTCTTAGTGTTGAAGATGGAATTAGAAAAGAATTTGGGGAAAATATTCTTGTCACTGGTAACTATCTTATGGACAAACAAAAGGCCGTTATTCCAATATCTCCCGCGTTAGATATGATTTGTGATGGTATACGAGAAGGTTCTTATATCACCGTCACGGGGCCTGCCAAGGCAGGGAAGACAACAACGATGTTACATTTTGCTGCAACAGCACAGCAACCTAAATATGGATCAAGAGATGTATATTACCTGAATATAGAAAATAGACTAAAGCCACGCGATCTAAAAAGTATTCCATTATTAAATATGGATAAATTTCATATAATTCAAAGCGAACAAGGACATATATTACACGGAAGTGAATTTTTAGATATCGCAGAAAGATTAATTAATACCAAACCAAAAAGTGTAATAATTATAGATTCGTATTCGGCACTATGTTGTGAAGATGAAATGGTAGGATCAATGGCAGATATGCAACGAGCATCAGCGGCTAAACTGTTAAGCAAGTTTTGTCGAAAAACATGTGGTGCTGTTCCGGTAAATGATATAATTTTAGCTGGAATAACACATATTCAAAGTAACGTGAGCGGGTACGGTGCCCAATATACAGAAAAATCTGGTAATTCATTATTGTATCAAGTAGACCTAAAACTTTGGGCAAAATCTGTTAAACCTTGGAGATTATCAGATCAAGGTGCCCAAATTGGTCAATTAGTAGAATGGACATGTACTGTTAGTGGATCGGATATTCCACCCGGAAGTAAAACAACGTCATATATCAGATATGGCTGTGGGATAGATATGATAACAGAATTATTGGTAATATGTTGTGATTTAGGAATCGTGAAAAAATCAGCATCATGGTTAAAATTTGAAGATGGAACACAAGCACAAGGTATGGAAAATGCTAGAACAATAGTATTAAATACTCCAGGATTATATGAAAATTTATATTCTAAGGTAAAAGAAATAATAAAATTATCATAATTCGGTGTATAATATATTGGTAAAATCCGCAAAGACTACCAATCCATAATATTTGAACCGATAGGCTTATTCTAGGTTTTTGCGGACTTACTAGCTTGTCGGTTCTTTTATTTTATAAAGATAAAAATGGGTAGAAGTAAACTAACACAAGAAGAAGCGGTAAAAAAGTATAGTACAGAACAACTAAAAATGGTAGGAAGTTTTATAACATGTGCAACACCAGTAGAATATCAATGTAAATGTGGAAATATCAAGTTGTTAGTTCCAAGCGATATAAAATTTGGACAAATCAAATCATGCGGATGTCTGCATCATATTAGACATAATGAATCTACAGTTATAGATAAGTATAGTACTCCATATATGAAAATGATAGGAAAATTTATAACATCAACGACAAAAACGAAATATCAATGTATCTGTGGAAATATTTGTTATAAAAAACCTATAAATATATCAACGGATAAAACCAAATCTTGTGGATGTTTAGCTTTACAAAAACTAAAAAATAGAAAGATACCTAAACCCGGAAATAGTTTAGAAGAACAATATCCAGAAATTGCTAAATTTTGGGATTATAATAAAAACTACCCAGTAACACCCAAAATAGAAGATATACTTATTAAAGAGTTAAATTTAACAAGGATATAGTTTTGAAAATTCATAATTTAGATGGAAAAATTGAGACGTGGAATTTAGCCGGATATCAAGTTACTTCCTCTAATGATAGAAGTGCCAGAAGTAAACTTCATTTAGAAGCTCGTAAATTAATACATGAAGTATTTTCACCGATGGTTATTCTTGAAGAAGTCCCGATTCCAATAAAGAGAGGAATAACGCTATATCTCGATTTCTTTCTTCCTCTACGGAGAATAGCAATAGAAGTAAATGGAAAACAACATGGTGTATTTACCCCATTTTATCATCAAACAGTAGCAGATTTTAAGAGATCAAAACATAACGATCAATTAAAGCGTGAATGGTGCGAACTTAATGGAATAACATTAATTGAGTTTAATTATGATGAGTCCTTACAGGACTGGAAAGATAAAATCACATAAATAATGAGCAACAGCCTAAATCATAGAAAAGATCATCGTTCAATAGAGGTATTTAAAGACAATATATTAAGTTTCACTCAAAAGGAAGCATTATGGATTAAAATATATGCCGAAGAATTAAAGCAAACTTATAGTTCGATTAAAGTAGTGGATAATGGTGTAGATAATTCGGGCGAATTAATAGAGGGTAATCTTAAAAATCATAATGCTGACTATATTATAATGATAGATGATGTTCCACATGTTGTAGAAGTTAAAACCCGCCCAGAAACATCTAAAACCTATACATTTAAGGTGGCTTCATTACGCGGTTATGTTGAACAAAATGCCGCTATTTTAGTGCCACATAAAGAGCTATATTATCTCTTCTATAAAGACGCACTTGTGCATATGCTAAAGTCTTTTCCCCATAAAATATACTATAATTTTTCACCCAACGATGTTTCCGTAAGATTATATCAGGAAGACGTAGATAACTATATCGCCACTGGTATAGCGGTGAAAAAAGTATGGTCGGATAAAGCTAAAAAGATGATTAAGAAAAACACAGACAAATTATTTAAAGCTAAAAAGGTATAAAATGAAAAACGAACTATATTTTTGCTTAAAACTGACTGAAAATGAACATTATATAGTTGAAGATATGCTACAAGCAAAATGTCAAGAACTTAATTGTAAATTATTATATTATAGAAAACTAAAAGATGGTCATGTACCAATGTATCGAGAGGTTAAAATTATAGGAAATAATATAAATAAAATAAAAGTATTTTTGAGTCAAGAAATGATAGAAGATAATATCGAAAAAAATCCATATAAAGAATAGGAAATTTATGAATATAGCATTTGATATAGGTGGAGTAATTAGTAAATATCCAGATGTCCTTAAAAAATTAATGTCTAAACTTATGGATACAAATTGTGAAATTTACATTATCACAGATATGCATGATAAAAAACACGTTAATAGTATATTACAAACAAATGGAATCTACCTACCTTTAGATCATATACATTGTGCAGATTATAATAAATATGGTGATATGTGTAAAGCTATTCTATTAAGAGATTTAAAGATTGATCTTATGTTTGATGATTTTATTGGATATTTAGGGTGGGATTCAACTTTTGGCGATGCTCCAATACGTTTATTAGTTATGCCCGATAGTTTTAAACCATATTGGCATACTGACTGGAAAACAAATGACGACCTAGAATTCGGAAGAAGGGTATATAGTGAATCAACAAACAGCTAAAGAACGACTTGAAAATATAGATAATATACTAGATGAATATGAGAAGTCTATAGGAGTTCCGTCTTGTAGACCGGTTGAAGAAAGCGAATTATCTCAATATCTATCTATGAACAAAGATATGATAGAAAAACTTTCCCCGGAAGATTGTGCTATTATTTCTATGAGATTAGCCCAGGCCGCATTTTATATACAAAGAACACAAAATAAAGAGAAATCCCGCAGTCTTTGGGCTAATTCAGAATTGACTAAGCTTATAGCGGTAGAAAATAGTAATTATGACAAGTATTTGCGGCATGACTTAAAAGTTGCCACAATCATTAAAGATAACTCTTATGCTAGTAGTTTATATGAGATATCGCGTTATGCAGATCAAAGAGTTCAAAGATTAGAATTTTTAGCCACTTCACTAAAGAACTTATCGGACGTATTAATTAACGTAAATCGTGCAAAAGTACAAATGTCAAAAGGTCAATAAAGGAGAATATCATGGGTAATTGGAATATTAATATTCAAGGTGTAGGTTGCCATCATAATAATAAACCGGAAATAGACGCCGATTTAGCAATGACACAATTTGTTAAAAACTTAAAAATACAGGGACATACTATTGAATCTGCATCATTTACATATGGTGGTAAAACAGATATATTAAATAGCTTAGAGATAGAAAAGAGAGCAGTATAATGGAAGAAGTACAAAATCCCACTGAGAGCGACCGACTTTCCAAACTAGAAGATAGTTTATCACAATTAACACAATTAGTAACTCAACTAGTAACAGAAAAGATAAGGTCTAATCCTAGAAAGGTAAAAAAGGTTGTTAAATCAAAGAAAACAGCGGTTAAAAGAGTAAGATCACCAAAGGCTACGCCTCAAACTGTAGAAAATAATATAGCTGATAAACCAACTGTAATTTCATTAGTAAATCAGTCGGCAAAAATTTCACAAAGCGGTGATAGTCCTAGACGCGGAGAAAAGGGTAAACAATGCCGATCAGAGCCTTTTTCTGTAATCCCAAACCGCCCCAATTTATTCCTGAAAGACCCCATAGCCAAATCCTTCAAGCAAGACGTTTTAATAGACAAAAAACTTTCGGGAAATATTTCGCCTACTCCTAGACGTTCTACCGTTCAATTATATGAGGTTGCCTGTAATGTTTGCGGATCGGTTCATCAAGTTACTGATGGAATGTTTATGATAGATGAAGATACTAAAGAAGTGAGATATAGATGCGATAACTGCATAGGCAGTCAAAGAGGAGAATAGCTTGTTAGAAATTAATAAAGTCTATAACGAAAATTGCATAAATACAATGCTAAAAATGCCCGATTACTTTATAGACTTAACAATTACTTCTCCTCCTTATGATAATTTACGTAAATATAATGGATATTCATTTGATTTTGAATTAATAGCTAAAGAATTATATAGAATTACAAAAAACGGCGGAATAGTTGTATGGGTAGTTAATGACCAATCTTTAGATGGAACCGAAAGCGGAACTTCTTTTAGACAGGCTTTATATTTTAAGGAGATTGGATTTAACCTTGGCGATACTATGATTTGGCAAAAAACAGGAAGTGGGGCATTAGGTAGTAATAAATTCTATTTACAAAATTTTGAATATATGTTTGTCTTTACTAAGGGGAAGGTGAAAACTAGCAACTTAATTAAAGATAGAGAAAATATTATCAAAAGTGGAAAAGTTAATACTACATGCAATATTAAATCAGATAATACTTCTAGTTATAGAGTTATTCAAAGACAACCATATGGTAGAAGAACTAATATTTGGAGAATAAATCAACAACAGGGTTCTAAACATCCTGCACCATTTCCAGACGCATTAGTGCGTGATCATATGATATCTTGGTCAAACGAGGGAGATTTAATATATGATCCATTTATGGGAAGTGGCACAGTTGCAAAAGTGGCAATATTAAACAATAGAAACTGGATTGGTAGTGAGATTTCTTTGGAATATTGTGAGATGATAAAAGAAAGAATAAATCAAGTATGTCAATCTTAAATTCCGATATAGCAGCAGAACGATATATACTATCTGGTTTATGTAAGTATAATTCAGAAGCCTATTTTGATATATCTGACATTATAACAGAACATAGTTTTACTAATGAGTCTAATAAGTTAATATTTAGATGTATTAAACATGCTATAGAACAAGACGATAATGCTAAAATAGATGCCGGGCTTTTATTAAAGTCTTCACATGAGTTGGGTTCCAGTTTCATCCTTTCGAGGTCTGACGAGATGGCTCACCTTGCCGCTATTATAGACTTTCCGTGTGAGCTATCTAATATTAGAAAATTCGCCATTAAAATAAGAAAGCTAGAAGTTGCAAGGCTATTATATGGACAATTAGAAGATGCTCAAAACAAGTTACTTGAGGTTAAGGGAGATGAAACAGTAAATAGTATATTAAATATTGCTGAAGATACAATATTTAGCTTTACTAATAGACTAAATGATGTAAATGAATCACCGTCTAAATTAGGAGATATAGCAGAAGAACAAATAAAAGAGTTTGGCGAACACCCAGTAGATGTTGTAGGTATTCCTTCAGGTTTTCCTGTATATGATAAACTTACTGGTGGGTTACGTCCAGGTGTCAGTTTAATTGCTGCAAGAATAAAGTGTGGTAAAAGTATGTTGGCACTAAATATTGGCAGATATGTCAGTGAACAACATAATATTCCAACTTTATATGTAGATTCAGAAATGATGCTATCTGATCAAATAACTCGTATCATTAGTTCTATGTCTCAAATTCCTATAACAGAAATTGAAACTGGACAGTATTATAAAAATACTATTAGTAAAAATAAAGTACTAAACGCCTCCAAAAAACTAAAAAATATACCGTTTTTTCATAAAAATGTTAGTGGACTAGATTTTGAAGAACAACTATCCATCATTAGACGTTTTATTATAAAAGAAGTGGGAGTTTTACCAGATAACACAGCAAAACCATGCTTAATTATATATGATTATTTAAAATTATTACCAACAGACATTGCAAATTCTAATCTTCAGGAGCATCAGCTTTTAGGACTGTGTATAACAAAATTGTATTCAGAAGCATTAAAATTTAAAGTACCCATACTATTATTTGCACAATTAAATCGCACTGGTATTAATAGTAATGAAACAGATTCTATCGCTTCTAGTGATAGATTAGCACATATTGCACATCATATATCATATTTGAGAGCAAAAACACCTGAAGAACTAGCCGAAGATGGAGCAAAAGCTGGAAATAGAAAATTAATACCTATTGTATCACGTTACGCAAGTTCTTGTGAATTTGGTGATTATATAAATCTGCATTTCTCTGGTAAAACAGCTACTATAACAGAAGGTAAAACAAAATTTGAATTAATGAACAAATCTAAAGAGAACGATGATGGATTTATAGTCGAAAATGAAAACAACGATTGTATACCATTTAATTCTGACAAATTATTAGATAACGGTGTATAATATATTGCCTTACCAGCAAAACATAAAAAATATATAAACCTCGCAATGATTGCCAAACGGTAAGGCGGCAGTTGTTGTTGAGGTTTTTTATTGGAGTTTTAATGAGTAGAAAATTAACACAAGAAGAAGCGGAACAAAAAAGTCTACAAGTTGGTATAAGAATGGTTGGTAAATATATTGATTGTAAAACTAAGGTAGAATTTGAGTGTCCATATTGTCAAAAGATATTTAGGACTATATTGTCAAGTATTTCACAAAAACATACTAAATCTTGCGGATGTTATCAAAAACAGACAAGTGCAGCAAATTGTAAAAATATACAAAAACGTATTAAAACAAGTATTTCGCGTAGGTCTGCTAAAAATGGAAATGATTTAGCTACAAAATATCCAGAATCTATAAACCTATGGGATTACAATAAAAATTTTCCTATTATTCCTAATAATATAAATCATGGTAGTGAAAGTAAATTTTGGTTTAAATGCCAAAACCATGAACACTCGTACCAATTACCAATATGTAGTTTCTTTAGAGGGAATAGGTGTCCGTATTGTCGCGGGTTAAAAATCTTAAAAGGTTTTAACGACTTACAATCACAAAGACCAGAATTGATAAAAGACTGGCATCCAAACAATAAAAAATCACCCGAAGAATATACTATAGGTTCTGGTGCTAAAGTGTTATGGTTATGTTATAAATGTCATCAAACATGGAGTACTTCTATAGTTCAAAGAGCAAAAACTGGTTCTGGCTGCCCGTATTGTGCTGGACAAAGAGCTACAATTGGAAAAAACGATCTTAAAACAATTCATCCTAATTTAGCTGAAGAATGGAGTGATAAAAACGGTGAATCTCCAGAAGAATATACACATCGTTCTCCTAAAAAGGCATGGTGGAAATGCAAAAAATGTAAAGGAGAATGGAATGCAAATATAAATACACGTTCATCACAAGGAAATGGATGTCCATATTGTAGTGGACACAGAGTATTAATAGGATTTAATGATCTTAAAACAAAAAGGCCAGACTTGGCTAAAGAATGGTCAAATAAAAATAAACATGGTCCTGAATTCTATAGTGTAGGAAGTGGAGTTAAAGTTATATGGAAATGTCAAAAATGTCACTATGAATGGAAATCTACAATAAATAATAGAGCTTCTCTTAATAGGGGTTGTCCACAATGTAATATATCTAAAGGTGAAAATAAAGTATACGACATACTAACTAAATATAAAGTTAAATTTGATCAACAGAAAAGATTCAGCGACTGCCGCTTTAAAAATCCTTTAGCTTTTGACTTTTATTTACCGGGTTATAATGTATGTATCGAATATCAGGGGGAACAGCATTATGAATTCTGTAAAGGTATACATAAAACAAAGAAAAGATTTAACGAATCTCAAACACGCGATCAAATCAAACGAGATTATTGTAAAGCTAACAATATCAAGCTAGTCGAAATTCCATATTGGGATATTGATAAAATAGAAGAAATTTTAGTGAAAGAATTAAATCTAGATAATAATGTCTAAACTCCTTAATTTCCAGCAACTTAATATATTATCTCAGCAACTTGTTGACAACTGGGAAAGCCTCATGGCCTGTCTTGGTATAGAAATGAAGAAAGGTCCAAAGGCTTACACTTCTCAATGTTTTGTACATGGTGGAGATAAATATGATGCCTTAAATTTATATCATTCCGGCGAATTTAATACCTGGAAATGTTTTACACATTCATGTCATGAAGAATTCACTAAATCAGCACTAGGATTATTACGCGGGATTCTATCAAATAAAAACTATAATTGGTCACAACCAGGAGATAAAAAAGCCACATTTGCCGAGACTATTGAATTTGCTAGTAAATGCTTAAATAAAGACTTTTCGGATATCAAAATAGACCACGAACAATTAGAGCGGGCGAATTTCATTAAGACGGCAAAACTTTTGACTAAATCTAAGCCGACTTCTTCTCTAAACTTGACCCGCCCTACCTTTCGGGGTATGATAGAGTTAGCCCCGCAGTTCTATCTTGACCGTGGATATTCCCACGAAATCCTTGATAGGTATGATGTTGGACTATGTACTAATCCTGCTAGTAAATCATTTAATCGTATATGTGTGCCAATTTATAACAATAAATATTCAAAGATTATAGGTGTAACAAGTAGATCAATATTTGATAAATGCCCACTATGTAATACACACCATAATCCAAGACATAAATGCCCGTATAAACACCAGCTATATTTACATACTAAATGGCATCATAATAAAGATTTTAGGAAAGAATTATGTTTATATAATTACTGGTTTGCCAAAGAGAGTATTAAACAAACCGGTGTGGCAGTTTTAGTAGAATCGCCGGGAAATGTATGGAGGCTTGAACAATCTGGAATAAATACATCAATTGGGGTATGTGGGTCGAGTTTAACAGCCGAACAAAACAAACTTCTTAATAAAGCCGGATGTTTAAGTGTTATAGTTTGTGGAGATAATGATAAAGCGGGACAAAATTTTAATAAACAAGTCGCTGAAATGTGCAAAAATATATATAAAATATTCACCTTTATACCACCTTGCGGAGATATCGGCGAAATGACAGTGGAACAGGTGAAAGAACAATTATTGCCGCTGTATAATCAATGTATTTCTGAAAGAATATTATGACAATCTTATTAAGTACTAATGCCAATTTAAGAAAACTAGCTAAACAACATATAGAAAATCTCGTAATTGCTGATTGTATTGAAGATATACAAAAATTCTTTAATGATGACGATAGCGAATGTGACATGTTGATACTAGATTGGGAAACTATAGAAGAATATGCCGAAGAATTAGTAGATTGGATAGTTAATAGTAAAGCATTTATCAAACTAGTCTTAATCGTTAAAGATAATCTTCCATGTGTGACAGTATGTAAAACTGAGAAAAATGACAAACATATAAGAGTAGTTAATATACTAAATAAAGAAAGATATAATACAAAAACTGTAGGTGTAAAAACACTTATCGTCGGACTAAAATCACAGAAAAAATAACCATTATCAAAGGAAATAATATGAACAATCAAACAATTATAGCATTTTCATCTCGTAAAGGTGGTGGAAAAAATACGGCAGGAAATTTTATTATCGGTCTTCATTTAGTCGCTTTATCTATAACTAAAAAGTTTTCTATCTTAGATGATGGGAAGTTATACATCCACGATTTATGGGGAGATACAGCGGAAGCTGGCATATTAGATGTTCAACGTGGAACACCTGAAATGAATACCTTTTTAGCAGAACATCTTGATCAATATGTGAAGCTATATTCATTCGCAGATTTACTAAAAGAGGTTTGTATAAAAATACTTGGGCTAACATATGAACAATGTTATGGGACTGATAACGACAAGAATTCTATAACGGCATTACGTTGGGAAAATATGCCGGGAGTTATCACAAATAAGTTATTATATGATGCTCTTATGAAGGAAGTATGGAGAGTTTGTAATGAACTTGACGATTGGCAAAAGTACGAGGATACAAACTTTAAGTTAATCTACCACGAACCCGGACAAATGACCGCCCGCGAAGTTCTTCAATTTGTCGGCACCGATATTTTCCGTAAAATGTCTGGTAATGTATGGGTTGATGCACTAATGCGTAGGATTAAAGAAGAAGGATCGGCAACCGCAATTATTACAGATTGTCGTTTCCCAAATGAGGTAGAAGGTGTACAAAAAGAGGACGGAAAGGTTATCTATCTTACTAGAAGCCCCTATAATGACACCCATTATTCAGAAACCGCACTAGATAAAGAAAACTTCGACTGGAATAAGTTTGATTATATATGTAATAACAAAGACATGGATATAGCTACACAAAACCTATGGACATATGACATGCTAAAGGTTAATGGGCTGTTGCCTATTGAAATAGAAGAATTTGAACATAAAAACTAGGAAATATAATGAATACTGCAAAAAATATTACCGATATATTAAAAGATAAACCATCACTGATAGATATACTATGTGCAAAACTTGGTTATGTATACACTATTTCACAAGTACTATATGATAACAATAATAAAATTGTTTTTAATAATAATGAAATAGATGTATGTATAGATATTAAACATCAATATATAATTGAGAATAGATATGATATATTGCATAGAGCATTCGATATTCTGGTCGAATCCTTACTGATTAAATTAACAGATTATAATCTATTATCACACAATCTATTTTGTTTGTTTTATCACTTAGAAAATAATTCGTTAATAATGTATCATACTTATAATAAAGAAATAGATAAAGATATAATTACTATTAAATTTACAACATAAAGGATATCTAATCATAGGAATACCAATTACATATTTTAGAAGCTCGTCATACTCTCAGCATAATTTATGCGAAATGAGCTATTTTATTGAATACTGCTTGGGAAGAAAGGGAGAATCAAATCTTGCCGCTTCTAAAGGCTCCTGCACTCATAAAATTTTGGAAATACTAGCCAAGATTAAATTAGCACAACAAAACAATATACTGTATATAGAAGATGACATATATGGGCATATTTTAACTAACGACTTTAATATTGACGATATTATTAAAAAGGTATATGTATACTATTCTACAAATGCCACTCATCTTACCTGGGCACAAAAGGATTTTGAAGATTGCAAACAATGGACTTATATGGTTTTAGATTTGAATGATGGTGCATTTAATCCTTTAAAATCTAATATAGTGTCTCCTGAAACTCCTTTTAATATTGTGATTAATGAACCGTGGGCTAAATATCATTATAATTATAGTGGACAAATATTAGAAGGACAACTTGCACTTAAAGGAACAATGGACTTGATAACTGAACCGAGTCCAGATATTCTTGAATTAGTTGATTATAAAACATCAGCTTCTAGAAAAAATTGGGCAACCGGTAAAATAAAAACCGATGCTGATTTACGTCAAGATATACAACTTTTAATATATTATTTGGCCATATCACACCTGTATCCAAAAGCAAAACAAGTTATTGTAACAATTTACTATATTAGAGCTGGTGGGCCTGTGAGTATGTGCTTTGATAATTCAGATATACCCAAAGCATTAGATATGTTAAGAGAAAAATTTGAATATATCAAAAATACAAAAATACCAAAATTAAGCCGAGATTATAAGTGTAAAACCTTTTGTAGACAAGGAACAACTACGTTTGATGGTACAAATATTGAACCATTAGTAGAATTCAGAAATGGTATGTTGTCTAAAAAAGGTGAGTTTATGAAAAAGTGTGATCAATGCAATTATTATATAAATAAATATGGTATAGATAGAACTATAAAAGATTATACATTAGAAAATTTTAGTACTGACTTTTATCAAAAGCCGGGTTAAATATATGATAGAAGTAAAAAATTCTATGTATAATTATATAAGCGTTTCTAATGCAATTTATGTAGGATCGGCAGTATTCATAAATGGTAGTTGTTTAAATAATCCATATCATATAAATACAAAAGAATATAAAAATTGGATTGAAGGATATAGTATGATCTCCGAAGATATAGAATATAGAAATCATTTAAGAGATATAATTAATAATGAATAAAACATACTTTGTAACCCACTGTCATGATCATTTTAGTATGTTAGATGGTTTATCAAAACCTGAACAAATAGCTGAAAGAATTAAAGGATTAGATTTAGCAGGATGCTGTATCACGAATCATGGTTCCGTAAGTGGGATTATTGACTTTCTTAAAGAGATGAAAAAGGTAGATAAAAAGGGTGTTATAGGATGTGAATTATATATATCCGAATTTGATGCCACAATTAAGAACGAAAATAATCGTAAATTAACACACTTACTAGTCCTAGCAAAGAACAATATTGGATGGAAGAACTTAATTAAGATTATATCATTATCAAATCATCCAGATAATTTCTATTACAAAAATCGTCTTTCATTAGAACAGTTAAAACCTTATACGGAAGGATTAATAGCTTTTAGCGGTCATCTAGGCTCAACATTAGCTTCTGTTATTACTAACTATGACAATGATTTATATGCCAACGCATTAGAAAAAGGTATAGAACATGCTCAATTATTACGATCAATGTTCGCGGACGGAGATTTCTATTTAGAGTGTCAATTATTAAATAAAGAACATTTGCCATTAGTCAATATCATCCGGGATATAGGTAAACAATTAAACATCAAATGTATTGGAACATGTGATGCCCACTATGCATATCCCGATCAATATGAAGATCAACATGTATTATTGGCGACTAATTTAAATAAAACGATCTATCAATGTAGTGCCCCGGAATTTGGTATGAGTGGATTTTTCCAATGTAAGAATTATTATATTCCAAGTTATGATGAAATGATAGCGTTTGGTAATACAGAAGAAGAATTAACAAACACATTAGAAATAGCAGAAAAATGTGAAGAATATACCAATATTTTAGGACCACCAATTTTACCACCATTTAAGACGCCTAATAAAGAGACTCCAAGTGAGTTATTTATATCGTTATGTCAAGATGGGTGGAATAGAAAAATACTACCATTAATAGATGAAAAAGATTTACCGGTTTATAAAGATCGTTTAGATGAAGAATTACAGGTATTACAAGATGCCGGTTTGGCAAGCTACTTTCTAATAATTTGGGATATATTAAACTATGTAAGAAATCAAGGATGGCTTCCAGGTCCAGGGCGAGGTTCTGCTAGTGGGTGTTTGATTAGTTATTTATTAGACATAACACAGGTTGATCCTATTAAATACAACCTAGTATTTGAAAGATTCTATTCTAAAGGAAGAAATCTAAAAAGTTCTGTCTCTTTCGAAGAATTTTCTTATAATAAATTTGTATTCGGTGTATAATACTTCGGACGAATATTACATACCGGAGGATAATAATGGTAGATTATAAAAAATATATAGGTCAGACATTTAAATTTTTGACCATAACAAACATAGTAAAACATCATAAAAAAACATACGCTGTTTGTGATTGTTTATGTGGAAATAAATCAAAATCAATTCTTATAAGTTATATTCTTAATGGACATACTACTAGTTGTGGATGCAGAAGTAAAGTTGGACTTTTTACAAAAAATACAAAAAGGCCGATATTAAATGATTTTTCAGTCATGTCGCCTGAAGTATGTTATTGGGCTGGATTTATCTTTGGAGATGGTTCGGTAGATATTAAGCATAAATTACAAATAGGTTTAGCGTCTGATTGCTATGAACATTTAGTAAAATTTTCTATGTTTTTATGTGGTCAAAATTATGTAGGGCAATATAAAACACATTGTCATTTTCAAATTACTGATGAAGTATTAATAAAAAACTTCCAAAAGTTTGGAATTATACCAAATAAAACATACATACAAAGTTTAAAGATTCCAACAGAATATACAAAAGATTTTATACGCGGGTATTTTGATGCTGATGGATGGTTTTCTATGGGCAGAGAATTAAATAAAAAATATAATAGATATTATCCTAGATACTGTTTTGGTCTGTGCTCATTTTTAGAACAAAATCTTATAGAAATAAACGATCATTTACCAATAAAATTTAATTTTTGTCACAAACCTAGATTACATGAAATTAGAAGCGGAAGTACACATAATATCTATACAACAGTTAAATTTCTAGAACCAGAACACAAAGAGTTATGTTTATCTAAAAAATGGAATAAAATATGGGATTTTATCAAGCACTACGAAAAAGATTTAATGAAAACAAAATAAATCAAGTTATTAATAATAAATATTATATAGAAGAATTAAATAATATACAATATAAGATAGTGTATGATTACTATATCTATATATTAGATAATATTAATATTGATAAAAATAACACACAAAATAGTTATATTATGTGGTTATGTGACAAAGTAAATGTATTAGACATGTCCCAACCAGCCAAAATCCAAAAGGGCCATACATCACTAGCAGATATTGATGTAGATATTCCCGCGAATAAACGTGATGAAATTATAGAGTATATTAGAAATAAATATGGTGCGGATAAAGTCGGGCAAATGATAGCAATTCAGTCTATCAAAGGTCGTGGGGCTTTAAAAGCTGTATTACGTGCCCATAGTGTAGTATCTGCTACAGAAATGAATAAAATAACAAGATTTTTCCCCGAAGAACATAAAATTGCCGACGAACTTCAAGAAATGAAAGAAGAAGACGGTGAAAGTTCTATTATTAGATGGACTTTAGAAAATGACGATAAGGGAGAGTTGAGAGAGTGGTGTTTTATTAATGAAGCCGGTGATTTAGATGGACCTTTAGCTAAGTATTTTGAGCAGGCTATTAGATTAGAGGGAACTAAAGTACATCAATCGCGGCATCCTGCGGGAATTTTGATTGCTGATAAACCACTAGATGAAATCTGCCCGCTTGTGTATGATAGTAGTACAAAAACACAAATAGTAGGATTAGAAATGAATGCGGCGGAAGCTGTTGGACTTATTAAGTTTGACCTATTAGGTTTATCCCTCTTACAAAAAATAATGGATATACAACAAATATTACAATTTGGAGATGTTAAAGATGAGAGTTGATAAAAAAGATAATCATATGACAATTTCTCTATCTAGAGAAGACGCACTATTATTAATAAATAAAGTATCATATCAATTATTATCACCGGAAAATAAATATACACCAGATAGTGCAGATTTTAGATCATACGGTGAAGCAAGCTATATATCGTTTGCAGTAGAAGAACATGATGGCTTATATGAATATGGATTAAGCGGACCAACTGGTTTTCAAGGTGAAACAGGAATAAAAGGATAAAAAATGATAAATCTACATAATATCGCTGTCGTCGATCTGGAAACGGATTCAGTTGATCCTTATTCATGTAACCCAACACAATTAGCATGTTTAATGATTCATCCCCGAAAGTTAGAAATCATTCCGGGAAGTGAGTTTAATTCATTAATTAGACCGCTAGATATAGATCATGACGATTATATGGATAAGCATAAATCCACCATAGAATTTCATGCAAAAAACCAAAAGGCTACAGCGGAACAAGTGGTGTCAACATGGAAGGATGCCCCATCACAAAAAACCGTGTGGGATAAATTTGTGGCTTATTTATATAAATATCACACTACGCAATCTAGGAAATCTGTGTATACCGCCCCGATAATTTGCGGATATAATATACTTAATTTTGATTGTATTATTCTTGATAGAATGTGTAAGACATATAATAATATAGATAAGAAGGGAAAATCTACTATATTTTATTACCGCGATAAAATAGATGTCATGAATTATTGCAATCTTTTTTTTGAGAATCTTAGTGAACCAACGTCATATAGTCTAGATACTTTACGTGAGTTTTTTGGGATGATAAAAGAAGGAAGTCATGACGCTTTAAAAGATGTCAAAGATACTAGCGAAATATTTATAAAATTTCAAAAACTATGTAGAAAAATAGCTGAAAAAACGAAATTTAAAGGAGCGTTTTTAGAAAATACAAAAGAATAATATGCCCATAACTAAACTTAATACGTTATTAGATAATATCCAATACCAAATATTGACTGGTTTAATTATCAGCGATGCATCTATTATATTCAAAACAAAAGAAAGTAAAACTCCATGTTTCTCTATAACTAATATTACAAAAGATTTTATTAGTGACATTCAAAATAAACTACCATTTAAATGGCACAATGTATATATAATACCAGAGCATAAGCGAGGAAATATTAATGCTAAAGAATCATATATACTATATTCTAAAGCAGATCTTGGACTATTAAAAGAACGTAATAGATGGTATCAATATAATAATGAATTACAAAAATTTGTAAAAATAATACCAGAAGATTTAGAAATTTCTCCTATAATGTTAAAATACTGGTTTTATGGAGATGGATGGAGTTCATATATATCTCGTACTAGTTCAGCTATAGGATTATGTACTAATGGATTTACATATGAAGAATGCATCTTTTTGCAGAAAAAACTAAAAATAATAAATTTAGATTTTAATGTTAATAAAGTATGTAACAAAAATATAAAAACAATCTATAATAAAAATAGAAATTATATACTACGAACAAATAGAAATACAACTATTGTAGATTTTTTTAACTATATAGGATCATGCGATATAAAAGGATTTATGTATAAATGGAAAATGCCATATCCAACAATAAGAAAATCTTTAACACCAAAAGAAATAATAGAAATTAAAACCAAAATATTACACGGAGTATCTAACAAGATACTATCTAAAGAATATGATATTGATATAGGTTCGGTTATTGATATTAAATACAATAGAATACATAAAAATATTTTAGAACAATTGAATAATCCAGAAATTAAAGAATAATTATGGCGGCATTTTTCAGAAGATATAGCGGCGAACTTTATTGTCAAACAAATAGGCCGCGAAAATGTCTAAATAAAGCGGCTGTTAGATTCTTTCCTCCTGGCGAAGAGAATAAGTATGGTAAACTTTTATGCGTAAAGTGTTATGAAAAAGAGAGAAGAAGATTAAAAAGTATGGCCAATCATAGAAATTACTTGCAAAGATTAAAATGGATGAGAAGAAAAAAGATGAATAAAAATGACTAGAAAATTAACACAGGAAGAAGCTGTTGAGAGATATAGCACGGAAAACTTGAAGATGATCGGTAAATATGTCAACAATGCAACCAAAACAGAATATTCATGCAAATGTGGAAATGCATGTTTTATTATGCCGCGACATGTTTTAAATGGTCGAACTAAATCTTGTGGACGTTGTAAAAGAACTAGAACTAGAACTGTTTTATCTTCTAATCAAATACTATTCAACGAACTCTATGGAGATATATATAGAATCATTCCACTTACACAAGGACGTTGGACTATAATAGATACAAAAAATTTACAACTTATTAATAACTATACATGGAAATATCATAAAAACTATGTAAAATCAAAACAGCACGATAAAGATTTATTTTTACATAGATTGATAACTAATGCACCTTTTGATAAAGTTGTAGATCATATTGATGGCAATCCTTTGAATAATTTAGAATCTAATTTAAGAATATGTTCTTGTAAAGAAAATGCCCACAACAGAAAACAAATTAGTACTAATAATACAATAGGATATAAAGGGTTAAAAAAGGTTGGTATAAAGTATCAGGTCTATATTACTAATAATTCAAAACAACTATATTTAGGCACCTTTCCAACTAAAAAAGAAGCCGCCATTGCTTATAATAATGCCGCTATAAAATATTTCGGGGAATTTGCTAGATTAAACGATATAACTGACGAAGAATAAATAAATAAAAAGGTTATAGGATGAGTAGAAAGATAAGTCAAGAAGAAGCTGTCCAAAAATATTCAATAAGCACCTTAAAAATGATTGGACAATATATAGATTCTCATACTTCTGTTGAATACGAATGTATATGCGGCAATATAAAAAAGATAAGACCTTCACACGTAGGAATACATAATACTAAATCATGTGGATGTCTTAAAAAAACCGACCTAAATCAAGATGAAGCGGCTAAAAAATACTCTACCAATCAATTAAAAATGATAGGTAAATTTATCAATTGTAATACACCAGTAGAATATATGTGTTATTGTGGTAAAATATTTAAAACAAGACCATCTTTTGTAATAGATAAACACAGTCAATCTTGTGGATGCTATAATATAGAGCAAATAAAAAAATATAATACAACTAAATATAATACAGTCTTAAACCAAGAACAGCAGCAAATATTTGATGGATTATTAATAAGCGACGGATGTATAGGTTTTGGTGGTAGAAATATAAATCCTGTATTACGTATATCAAGTATCACACCTTCTTTTATTAATGATATTAAAAACAGTTTACCATTTATATGGCAAAAAGACTATATTAGAAAAGCATCAACAGATATAATAAATAATAGATTAATAAATAGAAAACAACAATTCTCATTATCGTCTACAGCAGATAAATCTTTATTTGACGAATATAACAGATGGTATAAATATAATCAAAATCTAAACAAATTTATTAAAATTATTCCTCAAAATCTTGAAATTAGTCCATTATTGCTAAAATACTGGTTTTATGGAGACGGTACAAGTAGTTGGCTTAAAAATTCTACAAAGAGATCATGTATTAGATTATGTACAAATGGATTTACTTATGAAGAATGCTTATCACTACAGGAAAAATTACAAAATATTGGAATAGATTTTTATATATATAAAAGTAACGCAAAAACTACAAAACAAAATCAAAATAGAGGATATCTCCTAGGGATATCTAAAACTTCTACTGTTATAGATTTTTTTAATTATATAGGCAATTGTGATATAAATGGCTTTCAATACAAATGGAAAATCCCAAATTTAAAATAAAACTATGACAAAATATACATTTCCAAAATGCGGTTGTGAGTTTGAAATTGATAATACAATTAAACTAGAGGACGGAAGATCTAGTATAATATTCAATCCCGATATTTCTGAAATTAATTTAGATTGTAAAAAAACATGGGATTTAATAGGAAGTGGTTTATGTACTGGTTTATTTCAATTAGAATCAAAATTAGGTAGTTCATTTGCTAAGAAATTAAAGCCAGAAAATATTCATCATTTAGCAGCTTTAATTGCGATATTAAGACCCGGAGCCTTAGAAGCTATTAGAGATAAAAAAAGTGTAACAATGCACTATATAGATAGAAAGAATAAAGTAGAAGAAATTACATATTTTCATCCAGCATTAGAACATATATTAAAAGATACATATGGTGAAATGATATATCAAGAACAGATACTTTCTATAGCTAAAGAAATAGCAGGTTTTACACTTGTAGAAGCAGACTCTTTAAGAAAAATAGTAGGTAAAAAATTAGCAAAAGAAATGTCGGAGATTAAAGATAAATTTATAGATGGATGTATAAGAGTTAATATTGTTAATAAAGAAGAAGCTGAACAGTTGTTTGAATGGATAAAGAAGTCTCAGAGGTATTTATTTAATGCTTGTGTAACATATGATACAACAGTAGAAACTAAAGATGGTATTAAAACTATAGAAGATGTACGTCTTGATGAAGAAATCTTAACGCTTGATAATAAGTGGACTAAAGTAGTTAATAAATATCATAACGGATTACAAGAAGTATATGAAATAGTACTAGAAAATAACAATACTATAAAATGTACTGCTAATCATAAATTCTTATGCGGAGATGATATACAAAGACCATTAACAGATATTATTAAAGTAATACATAATGGAAAAATCAAAAATATAAATGATCGAACATTGTATCATACTATACTTAGTACAAAACATAAAACATATTATGAATGTGCTACACAATATGATATTAAGTGTAAATATGATTTTCCTCAAAGTATAAAAACAATAGCAAACTTAGGACTATTACCGACTCTAAATATCGAAGTAGATCATCCTCAACACATATATTACGCCAATGGTATGGCTACATCTAATAGCCACAGTTATTCGTATGCTATGAACAGTTATCTGTCAGCATATACTAAATCACATTTTCCAAGAGCTTTCTTTACATCGTACTTAAGACATGCTAATAGCAAGCCAAAGCCCTATGACGAAGTGTATCAATTAGTACAAAACGCTCGACTAATGAGTATATCTATTCAGGGTCCAGATTTTAGATATTTACATCCACATTTTAAGCTAACTGACAAGATAATAAGATTTGGTTTTCTAGATGTGAAAGGAATAGGAGAGTCAGTATGGAAGAAAATGTTGACAAATATAAAGGCCGTTGATAAAGATGCAAAAGATTGGTCATGGCTAGATTTTCTAATATATTATTCTGATAAAATAACTAGTACGGCTATTAATGCTATTATAAATACCGGGGCGTTGTCATATATGGATATGACTAGAACTAGAATGATTTATGAGTATGAAACATATAATAAATTAAGTGATAAAGAAAAAGCCTGGATAAAATCATTTCTTAATGGTAAAAATACACATGATTACACGCTAAAAGATATATTCAAAGAAATAACACTATTACCATGTGGCCGAGCATTTGCTTGTCAAAGTGAACCACGTAAGATTATTATACAAAATCTACATGCTTTATTAGAAAATCCACCATATAATATGGAAGATTCGCCAGCCTGGATTTCTGCTACAGAATCATCCTTATTAGGTATACCAATTACATGCACAGGAATTGATTCTTGTGATACATCATCGGCTAATTGTACATGTATAGAATATATACAGGGAAATGCCCCGAAAACTATCTTTATAGCGGCTACAATTAATAAGGTTAATGAGATTAAGACAAAGACCGGTCAAAATAAGGGACAAAAAATGGCTTTCTTGGAAATAGGGGATATCACCGGAAATATAGATTCTGTAGTGGTTTTCCCGAACACATGGGAAGAAGTTAAGAAAATAGCGTTTCAAAACAATGAAGTGCTATTACATGGAGAAAAAAGCAAGGATGGGTCATTTATTTGTAAAAATATGTGGCAAATTTAAAGAATTTTACTTGACTTCTCTATGATATAGGTATATAATATTATGAATAAGCATAAATATAATAAACAGTTAAATAAATTAGTTAAAACAATGTATGAAATGGTAGAAATCTTAGATAAAACAACACAGTCTGTTGCCCACTTATCAGAGATTATAGAGAAAAATAAAGAAAATAAAGAGCGTATTAAAGGTTTTAATTCTTAGTTTATAACACACTTTGGAGGATCGACAATGAATAAGGTAATTTTATTAGGTAATTTAACAGCAGACCCAGAAGTTAAAGTAGTTAATTCTGGAAAGCAAACAACTGTTGCTAATTTTACTCTAGCCGTTTCTAGAGTTTATACAAAGGCCAACGGGGAAAGGGATAAGGACACCACATTTGTTAGTTGTGAAGCGTGGGATACCGGGGCGGAAACTATTGGGCAATATTGTAAGAAGGGTGATCCATTACTTGTTGAAGGATCGTTAAAGATGGAGCAATGGGAGAAGGATGGGCAAAAACATTCCCGCCTAAAGGTTAGAGTATCTAATTTCCACCTTTTATGGCGTAAACCCGCATCAAAAGAATCGGATGTTCAAGATCAAGTATAAAAATGACAACTTCTAATCATTCGGAATTAGAAAATAATACTGTAAAACAATACCAAAATTTAGTAAAAAGTATTGTTAAATCTTTCCATCCGGCAAATTCAGACGTGATGGATTACATACAGGAAGCAAATATCGCCCTTCTTAGAGCTATAAGAAATTATAATTCTAAGAGGGGTGCTTGTATATCAACACTAGCAACTATTTATATAAGAAGAGCATTAAGTAGGTATAGACAACAATCTAGTTCATTACTGTGCTTTTCTTATATAGATAATGAACCATTTTACGAACATAAACAGTATGATCTATGGGAAATTTTACCTGAAAATTTATCTGACATTGAACTAATTATACTTTATAAATATTGTAATGGATATACATTTAGAGAAATTGGACAACAAATAGGATATAGTACAAAATTAATTAACTCTATATATAAAAATATCATTCAAAAGAGTAAATATGCAAATAGATAAAATATATTTAGGCGACTGTCTAGAAATTATGAAAGATATAGATGATAAGTCTATAGATATGATATTATGCGATCTACCATATGGAACAACTCAATGTAAATGGGATAGTATTATATCATTTGATCGACTATGGGAACACTACTCAAGAATTGCTAAAGGGAACTGTCCAATTTTACTATTTGGAAGCGAGCCATTTTCTTCTAATCTAAGGCTAAGTAATATTAAAAGATTTAAATATGATTATATATGGATCAAGTCAAGACCAAATGGCTTTTTAAATGCAAAAAAAATGCCAATGAAAAAACATGAAATTATTTCTGTTTTTAGTTTTGGAACATGCAACTATTATCCAAGAGACTTGATAAAAAAAGATAAACAAAATAAAAATACAGGTATAGAAAATGTATATGGTAAAGTAAATAAAAACTGGAAACAAGAAATTACATATACTAATTATCCAGTAAGTGTATTAAATTACAATAATGTAACAAGATCAATACACCCGACGCAAAAACCTATAGATTTATGTGAATATCTTATCAAAACATATACAAATGAAGGCGATCTAGTTTTAGATAACTGTATGGGTTCTGGAACAACAGCAATAGCTGCTATAAATACTAAACGTCACTATATAGGAATAGAACAAAATAAAGACTACTATGATATAGCTTCTAAAAGAATAGATGAAAATATAGGCAAAGGATTATAAAGTAATG